ATGGAAGCGAGGAAACAACGTGGAAGCAAATGAGTTCATAGACAAGTGCGAGGTTGATGTCTCATTCTTCGCACACAACCTTCTGTATCGCCAAACTCGACATCTTGCTCCCAAACAAATCGCTCTCATCGATAGCATGAAAAAATATCCTCACACTGCAGCTATCTTCAACCGACAAGGTGGCAAGACAGAAGCCTTCGCAGTGTATGACGCTCACGAGCTTTGCTTTGGAAAAGCGCCTGATGGCTCTCCTGACCACACAATAATTTATGCTCCGATTCTCGACCAAACGAATATTGTAATGAGCCGCATACATCAATTTCTTAACGTGCCCATAATGAGGGATTTCGTAAAAATAAAGTACAAATTATTTATTGAGATGAATAATGGAAATACAATCACTGCCAAATCCGCTTCGGAACAATCCCACGTGCGTGGACACAGCCCGACAAAAATTCAGATTGACGAAACACAAGACATATCCGACAGAGTTTATTATGACGACATTCTTCCGAGCGGTGCTACAACAGGAGCGAAGATTCAAGAGACAGGAACACCGAAAGGCCGAAATCACTTTTATCAATTATTCCGAATGAAAGATAAAAATGTCAGGATAATAACTCAGACATGGGAAGAGTGTCCTTTCATAGATAGAGATTTCGTTTTGAGAAGGAAGGCAAGGATGCCACGAGATAAATTCAACGCTGAATTCTGTTGCATCTTCTTGACGGAAACAAGTGTGGCCTTCTCGACCAAAATGCTTGAGGCGATAATCACGCTCAATCCCGAAAAGGAATTGCCTGAGATGAAACAATTCTATCTTGGTGGAGACATAGCGAAACAAGATGAGAGTGTCTTCATAATCCTTGGGCTAAACCCTGTTGATAAAAAATTGTACCAAGTAGATATGAAGCGAATGTCAGCCTTCAGGTCATACAAAGTCGTCATGGATGAGATAATTGATTTGTGCGATGAATATACTATTTCTCACGGATTAATCGACATGACAGGTGTTGGCGAGGGAATCGTTGATTTGATTCCGACTTCCTTGCCAATTGATGGAGTGTTCCAATCGAGCGAAGAGAAGGAAGAGATGGTCAGTGGTTTCATGAAGCTCGGAGAGGGTGAAGCAAAAGACCAAGTGAGCTTCGAGCCAAAAGTGTTCCTTTGGAATGATTACGATTTGAAGCAACAATTCTATGAATGGGAAGCGAAGAAGTTGAAGAGCGGAAAAATAAGATACCATCATCCAGATGGTGGTCATGACGATATTGTCATGGCGACTTTGTGTGCCTGTAAAGCTTTCGATGATGACCAGAATGTTTCGGATTATGGAAGCGATTCAGCGAAGCTTTCTGAGCACAGAGCTTTTCCTCATGTGCTTGGTTCAAACAATCCTTTAAAAATTTTAAACAACACTCAGCCCTTTGAAAAATGATAGTATTATACGTTATAATACTATTGCTCTCAGAAAATTATTTTGAAGTTGGAGAAGGTATATATATGAAGGATAATATTTATGTAATAGGATTGTGATGGCAGAACCAACTGATGAGAATTATGGCAACAAAGAGCGTGGGTGTGTCCAACCTTATGATGACTATTTAGACCAAATGATTACATACATAGACCAGTATGGGACAGATGAGCCCACTATCGAAATCCGAAGACAAATGCTCAAAGATGCTCAGGTCAAATCGGTTGTCGAGATGCTCAAGGAAGCTGTCTTGTCGAGCGGTTGGGAAATTAATTATGATTGGGAAGTTGATAAGAATCTCGGCAACCAAATGGTTTCATTTTTATATGAGGTGTTTAATAGAATTAATGAACAACCTTGGAGCGCAGGTGGAATCGAGGATTTGATTAAGAAGCTGATGGATGCTCTTTGGCTCAAGAAGAGTGTTGTCGAGTTGGTCTATGCTCATGACAAGATTAATGAATACATCTATGTAAAAAAGGCAAAGCTCCTTCCACCTGAGAGCATAAGGCTTCCTTGTGACCACTTCGGGAATCTCTTGGCAGTTGAGCAATATCCTTATAACATTGAAAACCAATATCTTGAATCGGGAAATTATATCAAAGAGGGTGCTGAAGCAGTTGTTCTCGATATGGAAAAAATAATCCTCTGGGTCAATGGGGATGACTATACTCAATACCATGGGAAGAGTGAATTGGATTCGGTTTACAAGTATTGGTTCTTGAAAGATTTCATCCTCAAGTTTTGGTCGATGTTTGTAGAGCGCTTCGGAGCGCCTTTGCTAATAGCCTTTGTCAAGGCCAAGAACATGAAAGCAGCACGTGATGGGTTAAAAAATATAATCACTCAAACTTCCTTCACTCTTGAAACAGATGACAAGCTTGAGATAGTCGAGCCAGAGAAGGAAGGCGATGTATTCAAAATGATGATTACTTATTGTGACAACGAAATCACGAAAGGTCTGTTGCTTCCGACTTTGGTGCTTGGTGATGTTGAAAGTGGAGCAAAGAGCTTGGGTGAGATTCAATTCAAATTCTTTGAGTTCAGGGTTCAATTCGTTCAGAGGAAGCTTGAGAATCTGATAAGAGCATTAACAAAAAAACTTATCGACCTAAATTTCTCAGGTGTAAAATATTATCCTGTATTCACCTTCAAGCCACTCAGCGCAAACCAAAGAAGGATGATGGCGCAGACCTTCGACCTGCTTGTAAAGAATGCGCTCATTCATCCGCTTGAGCCATGGATAAGAAAAGAGCTTCAGCTTCCAGAGGTTGACGAAAAGTTTTCACAAGACCTCGATGATGCTTGGAAGGCTAAAATGACGGCAGGAAGCTTGGGGCAAATCGGAGCGCCACCCACTCCTTCTCCGAGTGCAGCTATCACGAGGACAGAAGCTCAAACTCCACAACGTGAGCCGAAGCCTGTTGGAGAAGGATTTGAGCTTGCCGAATCACGCCCAGCAAAGCTTAAAGCTCAACTCGAAAGGTCTGACGCCAAACTTGGTGGATACATTCTTCCGACTATCAAGGAAGGAATCGAGCAACTCATATTAGAGGTCGAGAAAAAACTTGAGGCCGATAAGGGTGTTAAGTTTGCTGGAACACCCAAGTGGTTGAAGGAATTAAAATTCAAACTTACAGGCTTTGAAGAAGGCATGAAGGATTCATTTGATGAGGTCTTGATAGATGTCGCAACCGAAGATAACAAGCACCTAATGAGCTTGGGGATGAAGACAGCTTTTGATGTCAAAACAAGAGCAGGAGCGATGAGATGGATTGATAGCAGAATGAAGGACATTCGGAGCGGTCTGTTGACCTATGGAAGCACCAACGCTAATAACCTTGAGCTTCGCATCCTTGAAGACACAAAGCAAATCGTTCAGGAAGGTCTTGACAAAGGCCTGAGAGGTCGAGATGTTGCTCAGAATCTTCGTGATTCATTACTCGGAGCGAAGTACACCGATGCTCAGCTGATGACTGTTGTGAGAACAAACAGCGAAGCGATTGTCAACCAAGGCAAAAAAGGATTTGCACGAGCCAATAAAGACTTCGTGAAAGGAATGGAGTTTGTCGCAATAGTCGATGAGCGAACAACAGACATTTGTCTTGAGCTGAATGGAAAACAATTTGCTATCGATGACCCCAACCTCGACCAGTACACACCGCCATTACATATGGATTGCCGAAGTGTGTTGGATTACATAACAGAAGGCAACCCTGAGTTTGACCCAGAAGGGATAACTCAGGAAGTGCCCGAAGGATTTGGAGATGGTATCTATGCCTTGGAATAATATTGATGAAGTGCCAGCAAATATTAAAACCCATCAGGGTGTTCCGCTTACATTGGAACAGGCTAATAGATGGGCAGAGCTTTTTGATGGGATTAAGTCGTCAGGTGGAACAGACAATCCAGCAGCAGTTGCTTGGTCTCAATGGAACAAAGAGCACATGAAGTCAGATGACGGAAAAAGTTGGGTCAAGAAAAAAGAATCGCTCCAAGAGTTTGAACCGCCAGATGCTGGTGATGCTCCTCAAGAGGTCAAAGATATTCTCGCCAAGGTCTATAACAGTTGCAGGACAGACTGGGTTGAGGAAAATCCAGCAGACAAAGAGAATCCCGAAAACAAGACAAGCTGTTCGAAGATTGCTTGGAGTGCAGTTGAGCAAGCAGGCTGGAAGAAGAATGTAGAAGGCAAATGGGAGAAGCAAGAATCATCGAGCAAGTTGTCTGATATTTCTCCGATTCGAAGCACGACAATCTTTCAAGCAAGCACCATCCAATCGCTCCTCGAAAAATATCCACCGACAGAAGAGGCAAAGGCTTGGTTGCTTTTCAAAAAGAGAGATGATACAGAAGCTTGGTATTCAGACCAAATCGTGATTGCTGATGAGCTGACCGAAGAGTTGGCGGCAGCAATTCTTTGGGATGGTGAATGGGTTGCATTCGAGGTCAACCCTGAAATTACTTCGGTGATTGGAAGCGCAACAGTTGCTGGGCTTCCCGAAGGTGGATTGAAGTTTATGATAGAGAGGAAGGCCACCAAGCTTTCATTGGAGCTTTCGGCTGTAGCTTCCCATTCTCCACCCATCGCTCCTGAAGATGAAGCTTGGGATGCTACTGCGGCAGAGCTTCGAATCAGGAAGTGGGCTTCATCCGATGATTCAGGCGACAAAGAAAAAATGGACTGGACAAAATATCGGGAAGGCTTCGGTTGGTATGACAGTGAGGCCGAAGACAATGCTGGGAGCTACAAATTGCCTCACCACGATATAGTCGGTGGGAAGCTTGTTACAGTGTGGAAAGGCGTGACAGCCGCAATGGGCGCTTTGCTCGGAGCAAGGGGTGGGGCATCTATTCCTGCCAACGATAAAAAGGCTATCTATATTCATCTTACTAATCATTATAAACAATTCGAAAAGGAAGCTCCGAAGCTCTCCAGTTGTGATGATTACTTTTCAAGAACAAATCCGACCTTCGTGAAGCTCTCTGAGGCTGATACAAAGAGGACAGGACAAAGCGAGATATTGACGCTCAATGGCTTGGCGATAGCGGAAGGCATTTGGAAGGGCACAAAATTTGACGCTAAAATTCTCAAGGATGCTATCAGCCGAATGACCAACAAAAGAATCGATGTTGAACACGAGGATGAAACGTGGGAAGATGTAAAAGGCTTCAACTACAAACCCAGATGGAATGAAGAAGAGAAGGGTGTTGAGGTTGATGGCGTCATTTTTGATGAGCGTGTTCTCAGTTGGTACAAGAGAAATCCCGATACAAAGATTGGCCTGAGTGTAAGGCTATCGGACAAGGCTAAATTCGAGTTAATCAATGGGCAAAAAACGTGTACATATTTCGACATCCAAGGAATAGCGCTGACGTTGAACCCAGCGTGTAAGGTCTGTTGGATAAAAACCGCAGACTTGGTTCAATTAAGCTCATCTGATGAAGAATCGGATGGGGGTGTAAAGACTATGGCAGACGACAAGAAAAAGGAAGAGCAACCGAAGGAACAGCCGAAGCAGGAAAAGAAGCCTGCTCCGGCGCCTGCGGAAGCTCCAAAGGAAATCGTACCACCCAAACAGCCAGAGGTTGCCGCACCAGCACCGCCAACAGCGGCATCCTCACCGCCAGAGAGCGCACCAGACATGAAATACAGCGCTCTTGAGAAGCGAGTGAACGACATAGAGAAGGCGCACCAAACTCTCAGCGATGAGAGGAGCAAGGAAGAAGTGAAAGAAATGGTTGATGACCTAATTGATTCTGGTCAGCTCTCCGAAGCGAAGAGAGAAGATGCGACCAAGGTGTTGCTCTCGTTGTCAAGCAACGAGGCAAGGGCATCATTCCTGAACGCCATAACTGGCAAAGAGTGGAAGGCCAATGAGCGTGGTTTGGTCTTGTCCGACAAGAAGGAAGAGGATGAAGGGAAGGACAAGGGCAAAGAGTTCAGTGAGCCTCAGAGGAACATCATCACTTAAATGTGATGAAAAAATTCGAGGTGAAAACAAATGACCGATATGGCAGCAGTACCTGGAGAGCAAGAGGAATGGGAGAATCAGAGTGCCCTTATCGATGCTGGCGAAGCTGGCACCGTTTATGATGGCTGTGCTCTTCAGATGGAAACAACTGGAACAGTAAAAATCTGGGCAGGTGGAAACTATTGCGGAATCGCTCGGATTGAGAAGGGCACGAGCGCTGGTGTCGCAACAGCGGTTGCTGGTGAGCGTGTGACCATACTCAAGACAGGGCAGCATTTCGTGACAGACAGCGAGGATGATGTTCTCGCTATTGGCGACCCAGTGAAGCCTATGGGCACGGCAGGCAAATACAGGAAGTGGGTTGAGAGCGACAAAGACACAAACAATGACAGTCAGCTCCTGCTTGCTGGATTTGTGGTGAGGGTAAAAGATGCTAACAAACAAATCCTCATCAGAACATGCGGTGGAGGTAGATAAACATGGTGCTTCATCCGAACCAATATCACGAAGGCCTGTTTGTAAACCCTGACGCAATCGATGCTAACCAGAAGGAATATCTGGCCAAGCTTGTTCGCTCTGTTTTGAAAGAGGCAGGCGAAATAGCGATTGCACCGCAGCTCTTCGTACCAAATCCGCTTGATGCCAAGATGGGCACTGAGGGCAAATTCTACGACTGGGGTCAACTGGTCGCAAGATTGAAACCTGACGGTGTTCCAACTGGGCTTCAGAAAATCAAACCTTCCGACCACGCATATTCACTCGATGAGTATGAAGTGAAAGTCGGAATAACCGACAGAGCCAAAATCAACAGGCAGCAAGAAGCGCAAGACCTTCTGACAGCAGGAAATTCTGCAAGAGCTTTCGCACGAGCTTTCGATGCTCAGGCGTTCAATCACGTCAAAGCGAGTTGCAACACCGTGGCAGGAAGCAACTGGAGCACTGAGACCGATGCTAACATACTCAACCAACTCGATGGGGTCATTGGAGAGGTTGATGATGAAGGCTTCGATGCTAATGCTCTCATCTTGACGAGAAAACAGCGCAGCAGACTGACCAAGATAGGTCTGACATATGCCAACCCACTAACAGCCCAAGAGTTGATACAGAAGGAATGGCCGAACATCAAGCAAATATTCATCTGGAAAAAGATACAAATAGAGAAGCCAGATGGAAGCGGAATG